CGGACGGCACCGCCAAGGCCATCGAGAAACTGCTGAACGGCTACGCAAAACGGAGGGGCCGCGCATGAGGCAACCCGTCATGTACATAGACACCGGCGGCGGCTACGTCAACGTCACCGGCCACGCGGGAGCCACGGCCGGACTCGCCGGCTTCACCATCGAGTGGGGCACCGACAAGCTGGACGAACAGCCCGACCCCAACGTGCTGCACTTCCAGCTCATGGACCGCACCGGCGACCTCGCGGGCAACGCCACCCGCATCGCCGGCATGCCCGTGCTGATCCAACTGTCACGCATGCCACTGTGGCAGGACCTCAACCGCAGCACGCCATGGGTTGAAACGCCACCGGCACTGACATGGGCCGACTTCCACCAGCTTCACACGCCCGACCCGACCGAGCCGCCCGACCCCACGGCGCTCACCCTGTTCATGGGCAACATCACCACGGGCGGCACCATCACCCAGCGCGGCAACGGCACCTACCTGCTCGACCTGTACGCCAACAGCCTCACCGTGCGACTGAAACGCACCACGCAGCAGGGACCCACCGACCCGGCATTGCCCGACCTGCACTGGACCGGCGACGCGCGCGCACGCGTGGACGAAATCGGCCGCAGGATCAACGGGCTCGGCTGCCCGCCGCTCGACCCCGACAGCATCGACTACCTCAAACAGTACGCGCCCTACCCCGCGCCATACGACCTCGACAGCATGCCAGACCTGTCCACCGTGCTCCACAAGCTCGCCGCCCCGTTACCAGACGTGGCCCTGTGGTACGAGACCCACCAGCACGGCTCGGAACACCTCGCGGCACGCTACGCGGGCGACAAGGCAAGCATCACCCTGCACGGCGACGGCACCCTGAGCGTGGAGGGCGCGGGCATGGAGCAGAAGGCACTCTACGCCTCGGACATCCGCATCAACGAAACCGACATGACGTTGCCCGACCCCGTGGCGCAGGTCACGTTGAAGACCCGCAAGGCCAAATGGGACGACAACGACCAGAAGGTGACATTCGAGGACGCGGAGGCGACCGTCACCGACCGAGGCCGTTTGCCCCAGAATCTCACCGAGACCATCGAGGCCGTAACGTTCGAGACCGACGCGGTGAGCGTGGACGAAAGCGGCGGACACTGGCCCGGCACCGTCTGGCAGCCAAGCGACGCGCAGCGCGACCAGTGGGCCGACTGGCTCGCCACGCAGACCCTCAAGCCGATACCCGAAGCGCCGACCATCTCCAGCAGGGACATCGACCTCGACCTGTACGAGCACACGTTGCAGCCGAGCGCGATCCTGCTGGCCTTCGCCTCCACCAGATACACGAAGCTCTTGGACGCGAACGGCTCGCCGGTCACGGCAGGCGCATGGCTCGCCATCGGCGGCACCCTCTCGTTCGCATGGGACGGCGACGAGCCGGACCTCAGCAACGAGCTGACCATCACCCCATTGCCCATGATCCCCAGCGAACTGAGCACATGGGCCGACCTCGACCCCATCGGTCTCCCGTGGACGGCCACGGTGTTCACATGGGGCGAATTCGGGCAGATCACATATTTCGAACAATAGGAAGGAAAACCATGGCAGACACCACACGGGCGGAGTTCAACCCGGCAGACATGCCCACCACGCCACGCCATCACATCAAATACCCCGGAGCCAACAACCTCGTGCGCTTCGCGTCCCAGCAGTTCCGGGCCATGGCCGAGTCGATCGACGACAACATCGACCAACTGCCCGCAGAAATCACCGACGAACTGAACACGGCCACCGCGAACGCCAAGAAATGGCGAGACGAGGCCGAAGGGTTCGCGTCCAGCGCAGGAAACATCCAGGACTCGGGCGTGGCCGCGCTTATCCGCAGGGCCGGCAGCGACACACGCGGCGCTCTCTACGGCGCATCGGCCCTGTTCATCGGCGACAGCTACACGCAGGGCTTCAGGGCAAGCAGCAACGCGGCGCGATGGAGCACGCTCGTGGCCCAGCACTTCGGTTGGAGCGAGGACAACCGCGCCGTGGGCGGCAGCGGGTACAGCATCGGAGGGGAAGGCAACAAGACGTTCCTCCAGCAGTTGCAGGAAGCCAAGGCCGCCAACGCCACCCCGGACGTCATCATCATCGCCGGCGGCCGCAACGACGGCAACACCACCGTCACCAATAAGGCGGCCGAGACGTTCGACTACGCGCACACGAACTGGCCCACCGCCAGAATCGTGTGCATCCCCGCCCTATGGGCCGACTACCGGCCGATCAGCGTGGACGCGCAATACAGAGCCGAAGACATCCGCACCGCGGCCCGAGACAAGGGAGTGGAGGTCATCTGGGACAGTTGGCAGTGGCTCTACAACCTCACCGGCCAGATCCATGACCTAGGTGACGGCAACCTCGACACGCATCCCAACGACCAAGGCTATGCGACAGTCGCCAAGTGGGTCGTCCAAGGACTGGAGGGCGGGCCGACCACCATCAACATGCCACGCACCCAACTTGGCACCTACAACACGTCGAACCCCGGCACCCTCTGCGTGAGCATCGAGAACGGCATGGTCAACGTGTACGGCGACATGGGCGCGAACGTTAACGTGTATGCAGGGTGGACCTTCGCCCGACTGCCCGAACAGGCCCGCCCCGCCATCAGAAGGTTCGTGCATGGCTGGACCGCATCGGGCGGCACCCAGGCGCTCATAGAGATAAAGACGGACGGCATGCTGACAATCAACAACATCTACGGCACGGCCGGCAGAAACGTGGGCGTGACCCCCATCAGCTACCCCGTAGGCAGATAACCAACAAGGAAAGGAAAACACATGCAGCAAACGGAGATCACGGCCCTCGCCGTCGTCGGTATCCTCATCATCCTCGATTACATCACGGGACTCGTCAAGGCAGCCATGCAGCACGACATCAGCAGCACGAAGATGAGGGAAGGCCTCTACCACAAGGGCGCGTTCGTGCTGATCATGGTCCTCGCCGAGATCCTGGAACACGCGCAGCGGGTCATCGACCTCGGGTACACGCTGCCCATCGTCATCCCCGCAGCCGTGTACATCATCCTGACCGAGACGACCAGCATCCTGGAGAACCTGGGCGGAATCAACCCCGAACTCAAGGCCTCCAAATTGCTCCAGCTGTTCCGCACACAGGAAGAGGGCAAAGACCAGTGAGCGTCATACGCGAGGACATCGTCAATCAAGGCCACGGGCCACTGTCCCCGTCCTATTTCTGCGTGCACAGCACCGCAAACCCGGGAGCCACCGCACGCAACCACCGCGACCTATGGGCCCGCGACTACATCTATGCCGTGCACCTTGTGAGCGACTGGGCCGAGGCGATCCACACCGTGCCCTACGACCGCCTCTGCTACCAGGTCGGCAACGGGAACCGGTACGTGGAAGGGCTGGAGATCTGCGAAGCCACCAACGCGCAGGACTTCCAACACGGCATCGAGATAGCCGCATTGGTGGTCCGTGAACGACTCGCAGCGCACGGGTGGGGAATCGACCGGCTCATCTGCCACGACGAAGCAACGAAACGATGGGGCGGCAGCGACCACACCGACCCGATACCCTACTTCTCCCGCTGGGGTTACAGCTGGGAGCGATTCAAACAACTAGTCAAGGAAGGAGACACGGGAGTGTCAGCACAGGACCTATACGAGACCAAGGGAAACGACGGGCGCAACCTGTTCGACGGCATCATTCAGACCCGAAACGAACTCAAGGACCGCGCCACAGACGCACTCATCCAGACCAAAGGCAACGACGGGCGTAACATCCTGGACAGCGTCATCCAAGCGCGCTACGACATCGCCGAGCTGAAGACCATGCTTACTGCCCAGAACGCAGCAATCGAAGCACTGAGCAAGGCCGTTGGAGCCAACCCCGGCGACATCGCCGCAAGCGTGGAGAAGGCCGTCAAGGCCAAGCTAGACGCCCTCGAAATCAATGTGACGGCCAAGTAGTCGATTACGTAAGTCTGACGGCCGCCGTTGCCTCTCGTAGACGGCCGTCGGGCATGGCCACGTAATGCTCCGTGGTCTCGACCGACTCATGCCCCAACAGTTCCGCGACCACGAATAGGTCATGAGTCGTGGAATAGGCCACCGTGGCGAAACGATGGCGCAAGGTATGCGCGGCCCAGCCGGCCGGCAACAGATGGCTGACATGGTCTCCGATATAGGATTCCTCGACATGGCCTCCGAATCGGCCGGGGAAAAGATAGCCTCGCGCGTCCATGACGGCCGTCGCCAGGTCATCCGGCAGCGGCACGACGCGCTGTTTGTCCCCCTTGCCGCGCACGATCAACGAATGGCCGATACTGTCTGCCACCACGTCATCGCTGTGCACGGCGGCTATCTCGCCACGTCTCAGCCCGCACTCCGCACCGAGACGGATCATGAGCCGTTCCGATGGCGTGGCCATCTCCAT